TCGCAGCCGTCTGGGAGGACAACGACGGCCAGGCGAAGCAGATGGAGGCGGGTATTATCAGCCAGGTGTTGGGCGGCGTGGTGTTCGGCGTGTTCTACGACCCAGACCTCCCATCTGGCATTCGCATTGATATGGTTCTGCCGGAGTACTTTTTCCCGGCCTGGGCCCACAATCAGTACTGGCGGCTTCCGGAATGTTTCATCGCCTACGAGGTGAACGCGATCCAGGCGAAAGCAATGGGGGTAACCCCCAAAACGCCCATTGCTCTGTATCAGGAGCACTGGACGCCAGAGCNGTACGAGATCACCATTGATGGCCAGGCTATTACCTGGGCCGGAATCCGCCAGGAAGGGCGCACGATTGGCGGGATGGTTCCCTACGTCTACATCCCCCACATCCGGGTCGGCGACTTCTACGGTATTTCCCTGCTGGAGGGAAAGGACCTGCTGGCCCGGGAGATCAACGACCGCTATGCGGACGTGGGGGACATTGTGGCAGAAAACGCCAGGATGCTGCCCGCTGTCTGGGGGACCAACCGCCCGACTGTCCGTCATCTGGCGGGTGGGTTCAGCCTGCTGGATCTGGGAATGCCAGCGCCAGGCCGACCGGAGCCGGGCATCGCTTTCCCCAGCGGGTCCATTCAGGTCAACGAGCCAACAGCTCGCTGGTCTCAGGACCTGCTGGTCCTGGGCTGGATTTCCGCCTTCGTCCCGCCCGTCGTGTTCGGTCTGGACGAGGGCTCGCAGCGGTCAGCACTGACGCTCTCCCTGCGGATGGTACCGCTGATCTCCCATATCAGGAAAGAGCGGGCGTATTGGAACACAGGGCTCACGCAGATCGCCCGCCTGATTCTGACTATCGGCGCGGAGAAGGGGTTGATTGACATTGATGCCGGGCAGATTCGTCGGCTTCGGTTCTGGCACGAGTGGGGACCGATCCTGCCACGGGATGCCCAACAGCTGATTAACGACCTGATTTTGCTCTCCCGCGCCAATCTGATCTCGCCGAAGAATGCAATCCAGCGCCTGCGGATGACGCACGACGTGGATGCTGAGATGGAACAGATCCGGGAGTGGATGGAATACGAAGCCAGCCTTCGCCAGCCGCCGCAGAATGAAGGAATGGGAGCAGGNAGTATGGGCGAGCTGGCCGGGTACGATTTTCCGCAAGAACCACAACCCAAAACAACTGGAGGTGAATAATGGCTGAAGACCCCACTGCAAAGCAGGAGCAGCAGAACGCTGCTGCCGAGGTTGCGCCGTCCGATACTGGGAGGCCGTCCCAGGACACAGTCCCCCTCGCGGAGCACCAGCGGACGGTAGAGGAACTTCGCAAGATTCAGGGTGGACTCCAGTCTGCGCTGGAGCGCACCCGCCGCGAGCTCGATGAGCTGCGGAAGCAGACTACATCCACCGAATCCGAGAAGCAGAAGTTGCTGGAGCAAGTCGCAGAGTACGAGGGTAAGCTGGCCGAGGTCCAGCAGCAGCTGGAGCGGTTGGCCGCCGAGCGGCAGCAGTTTGAAGTAGAGGCCAGGCGAGCGCGGCTGATCGCAACGAAGTTTCCCCATCTGTCTCCGCTGCTGGAAGCAGGAGCTCTCCCGCCGTACACAACCGATGAAGAGTACGAGGGGGCTCTTCAGCGGATCAGCGATGCTCTGGCGAAGTCCGCGGAGCAGATCGCGGCTTCGCGGATGGCTGGCGCGAAACCCGCTGCCTCACCGCCTGCGCGGAGTACATCAAACCCCGAGGACATCAAGAGGGCAATGATCGCTGCTCTTGAGGAGGGGGATATGGACAAGTACAACCGCCTGCGGGAGGAGTGGTACAGCGCCGTCCTATCCTAACCATTACCAGGAGGTGAACCATGCCAGAACCCTCTTTTGATGTCGCATACGGGGCGAACCCGTGGGCTACCTTTCAGACCAACCAGCACACGGTCTACGTCCCCGACCTGCTGGAGACCTTCCGCAGACAGGCTGCCTTCTACCGCCTGGTGGACTACAAAGTCGANNTGGCGGCCCAGCGGACGGGACAGATGGTCTTCACCCAGCTCTTTGACCCCGAGCCGAACACGGCTGAGCTGGACCAGCGGGCGCTGTGGCTGCCGCAGCTGTACGTTGATTCCCGCAGCCGGACGATCACCGTTGCCCACTACGGCGGCAAGGTGCAGCTGCGCCGGTGGGACGATATGATCACCTACTGGCGGGAGAACGGCAAAGAAGGGATGCGGGCCATTCTCCGGTCCCGGCTGGGGCCCAACATGATCGCCACGCTGGACCTGCTGGCCCGCAATGCCTTCCTGCGTTGCGGGCGCTACTCCTTCGCTGGCAGCGCCACCGGTTTCGCCACGCTGGCGAAGACCGACGTCTTCAACCCGGAGGTCTGCCGCATTCAGCAGCTGAGCGCTGACTATGCGGTGGATCCCGTGGACAACCCGATCTTCTGCGTGACTTCTCCTGCCGCTGTGTATCAGATGCGCAAAGACGGAACGGAGTTTATTGAGCGGGTGCAGTACGCTGACCCCGCCCGGCTGATCAACTATGAGATCGGCATGTACGAGGGCGTCCGGTTCTCCACTGCGTCCGCTTTGACTCTCTACAACTGCGGCGAGATTATCACGCAGAAGACCATCACCGCAGCCCTCAACCCGGGCGACGGCGCTGCTTCCTCGGACGAGGGGTGGAGCGTCGGCCAGCCCGGCACTGCCGGTGTGCACGTGGACACCGTTACCAACCTGAATGTCGGTGACATCGTGACCCTGCACCGCGTGCGCGCCACTGCCAGCGATGCCCCGCTGGCGACAACGAACGGCCCTATCTTCGATCACCCGTACAACATCGTCCGCGAGATCGTCGCGATTGACGGCCCGCACAACATTGTCTACCTCAACGCACCCGTTCTGGTGGACTGGTTCTCCACTGCCATCTCCGCTGGCGTGTACGGGTACCTGACGAAGGCCCGCCACATCCACGCGGCGGTCTTTGTTAAAGGCCCGCAGGGTGTCGTCTGCGGCGTGGCGCAACCGCCCCAGACCTACGAACCGCCCGCGATTGACGATACGATGAGCGTTTTCCGCTTCACCTGGGATGCCCGGCTGAAGTACCAGCCGTTCTATCCCGAGCGGGTGCACGTCTACTTCTTCGCGGGTCCGGTTGCGGGTCGGAGCAGCCTGATTGACCTGTAGTCGGTAAGGGGTGGGGCCCCGCGGTGCCGCGGGGTCTCACCCCCCATCCGATACGTACCGGGGGAGTGAATGGCGATTACGTGGGGCAACCTCCATCCCCAGATTGCCCGCAAACTCAATGACGAGGCGGGTCGGCGCTACAGCGAGGAACTGCTGCGCGATGCGGTCAACGATGCCCTGCGCGCCTTCGCCTCTTCCCACACGGGCCTGGTGAAAACGCACCAGGTGGTGGGGGACGGGGCAACCGCCACATTCCCGCTTCCGGCGGATATGGTNGAAAGCAGGGATGCCGGGGTTGTGGCGGTGGAGTGGACGTCCGGGTACTTCCTCCAGCGAATGGAGCCCTTCCCGGGAACCACCCTGCCGCCTGCTGCCTATCTCCTGCTTCCCAATGCCACCATTCGCTTCGGCACGGCGCCAACTTCCGGGCAGACGGTAACCATCTACTACGTTGCCTACTACCCGGCGGTGGTGGACAACACATCGGAGATCGCCGTGCCAGGATGGGCGGTGGAGGCGATCAAGCTGTACACCGCTGCGGTGGCGCTGGATACCTACGTGGCGAAGGCGGCCAACCTGGGGCAGTACAAGTCCCGCCGCGAGAGCGGGGAGCCGGAAGACAACCCGCTCCAGGAGCTGGCGCGGTACTACTTTGAGCGCTACAACNTCATCCTGTCCNTGCATCCCGCGCCGCANTATGAGCTGATGATGGGGGTAAAATGACCGACATCGTGTATGCGCTGATGGAATCCCTGCGTGCACACCTGCAGAGCAAACTGGTGACCTCCCCGCCATCCTGGATACAGGAGGTGCTGACCATCCCCGTCGGCGGCACGCCAACGTACATCCCGCCCACCTTTATCAAGGTCGGGCGGGTGTACGACCCCATTGATGACGGGGTGCCAGGGAGGGGGCTACCCTTCGTGCAGATCGCTATTCACGCCAACGACCCGGATGATCTCTCCGACAGATGGGAACACGCCATCCTGTCCGCCATCCCGTTCAGTAGGGAAAACACGGGGATCGGGATGGGGTACCCGTTTGAGATCGGCGGCGGACAATTCTGGTGGCGCAGGCTGACCGTGAAGTTCATCGTCGACGCAACGGAGGCGGATCTGAACCAGGTGGCGGCCGGTCGCCTGGCGAACTCCCTCCGCTCTGTCCTGGAGCGGCTGTGCAACAGCAGGTCCCAATCCAATGCCGACGGGTGGCTGCCAGGTTCTGCCGCAGAACCGGGTGGCGAGACCCCCATCCTGTCCCAGGTGGCGAAGTCTCACTGCTGGGAGGGTGGCGGCCCGGATGACGACTTCATCTGGCGGGGAGGAGTCTGGGTCCAGGTTCTCACAGAGAAGCCATAGGAGGTGAGGAATGACTGTTCCTGCATCGGAAGGCAAGTTTGGGTTTGGTGTCCAGAGCGCCAAAGGCACTCTGGCGACCAGCTTTTACCTGCACAACGTGGTTCGGGCGGATATGGGGCCGCAGCAAACGGTGGAGCAATTCCCCGTTGAGGTCGGCGGCATCCTNCTCCCGATGGGAGCATACAAGGGGATGGCCTTCGCGGCGGGCACGGCCGTGATGCATCCCCGCCTGGGTGGCTGCTTCGGCTACCTGCTGAAAGCGGCTTCGGGCTCCTACTCCGTCACGGGAACGGGGCCCTACACCCACACCTTCGGCCCGCCCACCTCGTACACCAGCATGCNCTGGCTGTCTGTCCGGCGCGCCATCCCTGGCAACACCGCAACCATGAACATCGGTGAAGTGATGAAGGACTGCCGCCTGGCCCGGATGCAGCTGACTGTGGCTCCTGCGTCCGTTCTCGCGGCCACCATCGCTTTCGTTGGCCGGGAGTTCTACCTGGACAACGGCTGCGAGAGCTGGACCTGGGGTTCGCTGGGGCAGGATGCCAACGAGAGCTACACCAGCGTCCCGCTGGCTCACCAGGGCACGCTAACCGTTGGCGGCACGGCGCAGAAGGCTACCGGCGTGGTTTTGGATATCGTGAACGCCTACACCACGCCGCAGGAGGAGATGATCGTCGGCTCCCCGCACCCGGACGACTTCATCATCCAGAGCCAGACCATCACCATCACCTGGGTGAATAAGTGGCAGGATGCCGACCTGTACAAGCGGTTGTTAACAAACTCCGCAGACACCGCCGGCACCCTGTCCTGGTCCCCGACCGTTCACACGGGCGCGGTCGAGTTGGAGGTCACCTCTCCCTCCAACATCCCTGGCAAAACGGTGCCGTACTCGCTGACCTTCACGGCAAGCCAGGTTGCCTGGCGGGCCGACGGCCCGCCCGAGCTGATCGGCGGCGGCTGGCTGCAGCAGCGCTACGTCGGCGTTGTCCAGGCCGACCCCAGCCAGACA